AGAAGCATGTTATGTGCGCCCTCAGGAACCTCAGGCACCTTGTGATCCAGACGGACTTAGTTTCGGCGGCAGTTGTTAAATTAATAGGGGACTTAGGTCCCCTCCTTTCGCATAAATACAATAATAAAAGCGTAGGAGACTTCAGGTGGCTGTAGTACAGATTAGTAGAATTCAGGTCCGTAGAGGACAAGCAAACCAAGGAACAGGCATCCCACAACTTGCAGGCGGCGAGTTTGGATGGGCTGTTGACACACAAGAGTTATTCATAGGTAATGGTGCAGTATCAGAAGGCTCACCTTATGTAGGTAATACCAAGGTATTAACAGAACACGATAACTTTTTTGATCTAGCAGAAACATATCAATATCGTCCAGGCAGTGTTGACACTGCTCCTAATGGTGTGCAGATTCTACGCTCTCTGCAAGACCGTATGGATGATAGAGTAAGTGTTAGAGCATTTGGTTGTGCTGGTAACGGCGCAGATGTAACTGAAAGACTACAGAAGGCACTGTTCGAACTATACCTACGTCAAGATACAGAAACTAATCCGCAGAGTCGTGTAGTACTGCACGTTGAAGCAGGTGAGTATGTAATATCAGATACTATCTATTTGCCACCTTATACTAATATCTCCGGCGCAGGCATCGATAAAACAATCTTTAAAAAGACAGGCAACTTTACAATGTTTGAAACAGTGTCGGGCGAGAGCTTGTACACAGGTGATGTTGACAGCGTAATAATTGTTAGAGAACCTTTAATTACTAATGCAGATCAATCACGTGGTGTGTTTGTAAGTGGTTGTACTATTCAAACAACTGTAAACAACGGAACACTACTAAAACTAAATTCATGTGCAGCCGGACACTTTGAACGCATTAAGTTTGCAGGACCAAAACTAACAGGACCTGCTACCGACACAGCAGTTTATATGCAGAGTAAAACTAACGTTGTAGGCACACGTAACAATAAATTTGTTGACTGTGAGTTTACTGGTCTAGGCTTTGGCGTAGAATCAGATCATCATATTGTTAATAATGTGTTTGAAAACTGTCAGTTCAATCGCTTGATCCAAGGTGTTAAACTAGGTGAATCACAAGCAATCGGACAAACAGGGGCAACAGACAACACTATAAGAAGTTGTACATTTGAAGACATTAACGAACATGCTATTCACATTGCTGACGGTACTCGCAATGCTAGTATTCAAAACCGTTTCGGTGAAAGTGTAGGCAACGAAGGCGGCGATGATAGTCTAGCAGCATACAGTATTATAAAATATGTCAACGAAGGTAATATTTCGGTTGACGATGACTTTGCTAGAACGTATAATTTAAGTATAAATCAAGTGTACATAGTTAACGACCCGTATATCCCAGAGATTGAAGGTCCTGTGTTTGCTGACTTCCCGTACACACAGAGTGTGCAGGCTGCAACAACAAACTCAGAACTGCTATTGTTTAGACTGCCAGCAGATGTTACTAGGTCATTTGATATTGATTATACATATGCTACTGACGTTGCAGGACGTATTTTTTCTAGAGCAGGCACAATGAAAGTAAATGTTAATAGAGAAAACAATAGTGTAAGTGTAACTGATGATTACGATGTGTCAGGCTCTGAGAGTCTAGCAGAAAGTTTAGAGTTTACAGGACAGTTGATAAACTATTCTGGAGACTGGACTTGTAAGATAAACTATGTTAATACACTTGACAGTGGCAATTTGAGATTTAAGGTAAGAAACAAAGCATAATGGTTATTTAATGTTTGACAAAACTTATGAGGACCGGCTTCGTGCCTGGCACGAATTTAGAAACACACTTGAAACCTCAAACGATCCAATTCAATCAGTAATTGACAAATACCAAGAACCACCTCAAGTAAGTCTGTATACAGATCCGTGGACCGAGTCGTCATGGCCGACACCTTGGGAACTTGTACAGGAAAATCAATACTGTGAATTCTGTAGATTATTAGGAATTTGTTATAGTTTACAGTTAACAGACAAGTTTTCCCAGTCCACATTTGAGATACATATTGGTATAGACGACAAAAACAGTAATACACATTATCTGCTTTTCGTCGATGATTTCATTATAGGATACGAAGATGACACGTACATACACAAGTCAAAATTACCTTCAACGATACGTTCGCAACAGACATATCCTATGCACCCACTCAACTAAATACCTAACAAATTAAAAAGATTCAGGAGACAAGATGACAAACGGAACGATGATCGTCAAGCGTGACGGCACCAAGGAACACCTTAACATTGACAAGATCCACTTTGTAGTGCAACATGCATGTGAAGGTCTTGCTGGTGTTAGCTCAAGCCAAATTGAAATGAATGCTAACTTACAATTCTATGACAATATGAGCACAGGTGAAATTCAAGAGATACTTGTTAGAAGCGCAAACGATCTCATCTCGTTAGACGCTCCGAACTATCAATATGCTGCCGCAAGACTGTTATCATATGGTCTTAACAAGCAGGTGTTTGGTCGTTACGAACCTACTACATTACGTGAAATGATCAACAAGAATATCGATCGTGGATTGTACGACAAAGAAATATTAGAAAAATACACAGCTGAAGAAATTGATCGTCTTGATAGTTATATCCATCACAAGCGTGACGAAAACTTTACCTATGCAGGCCTACGTCAAGTAGTTGATAAGTACCTTGTACAGGATCGTTCATCAGGCGAGATTTTTGAAACTCCGCAGCACATGTATATGATGATTGCTGCAACATTGTTCGCTAATTATCCTGCAGAAACACGTATGCACTATGTAAGGAGATATTACGATGCGACTTCCCTCTTTAGAATTAACATCCCTACGCCGGTTATGGCGGGCGTTCGAACACCAGTTAGACAGTTTGCCTCCTGCGTACTTGTGGATAGCGACGACACCTTGGATAGTATCTTCGCCTCCGATATGGCTATTGGGCGATATACTGCACAGCGAGCAGGCATTGGAATCAACTCAGGACGTATCCGCGGAGTCAACAGTAAAATCAGAGGCGGAGAAGTAGCACACACAGGTATTGTCCCGTTTCTAAAGAAGTTTGAAAGCACAGTGCGTTGCTGTACACAGAATGGTGTACGTGGTGGTAGTGCAACTGTACATTTCCCGTTCTGGCATCAAGAGATTGAAGACATTCTTGTGCTAAAGAACAACAAAGGCACAGAAGACAACCGTGTGCGCAAGCTCGACTATTCGATTCAGCTTAACAAAACTATGTATGAAAGACTACTAACTGGTGGCAATATCACTCTTTTCTCGCCGCATGATGTTCCAGGTCTGTACGATGCATACTTTGGTGATCCAGTAGTATTCCAAGAGCTATATGAAAAATACGAACGTGCTACAAGCATCAAGAAAAAGACTGTATCAGCAATGGATTTGTTCAGTGCGTTAATTAAAGAACGTGCAGAGACAGGACGTATGTATATCATGAACGTTGATCACTGCAATACACACAGTTCATTCAAAGACACTGTTTACATGAGTAACTTGTGTCAAGAGATTACACTGCCAACTAAGCCACTGAATCACATTGACGACGAAGAAGGTGAAATTGCTCTGTGTATTCTAAGTGCTATTAATGTAGGCGTCATTAAGAGTATAGATGATCTAGAAGAACTATGCGATCTAGCTGTTCGTGCGCTAGAAGAAATTATTGACTATCAGCGTTACCCAATTGCAGCAGCAGAGCGTTCAACTAAAGCTCGTCGTAGTTTAGGTGTAGGCTATATTGGACTTGCACACTATCTTGCCAAGCATAAAGTACAGTACAACGATGCAGAAGCATGGAAACTAGTACACGACTTGAGCGAAGCATTCCAATACTATTTGCTAAAAGCATCAAACACACTTGCCAAAGAGCGTGGTGCGTGTGAGTATTTCAACCGCACTAAATACAGCGATGGCATTATGCCAATTGATACTTACAAAAAGGACGTTGACAACTTAGTTGCTAACGAATTGAATTATGATTGGGATAGTTTACGATCTGACATTAAAGAACATGGGCTTAGGCACTCAACGTTGTCCGCACAGATGCCATCGGAGAGCAGTTCCGTTGTGTCGAACGCAACAAACGGAATTGAGCCACCTAGAGGCTACCTGTCCGTTAAGAAGTCCAAGAAAGGGCCTCTTAAGCAGATTGTTCCACAGTATCAAACACTGAAGCAACACTACACACTACTATGGGATATGCCAAGCAATGAAGGTTATATCAATGTAGTGTCAGTTATGCAGAAGTTCTTTGATCAGGCTATTTCAGGCAACTGGAGTTATAACCCAACACACTTCCCAGACAACGAAGTGCCAATGAGTGTAATGATTCAAGACTTGTTAAACACATACAAGTATGGGTGGAAAACAAGTTACTATCAGAACACATACGACTACAAGACAGATCCAAGTGAGATCGAAGATGAGAAACCACAAGAAGCACTTCCAGCAAGTGATTTAGAGGGCGACGACGAAATGTGTGATTCATGTGCGATTTAGGTTGACGCACATGCAATCATGCAGTATTATTATAAAGTAAATTAAGGAAAGAAACAGGATGTCAAAGACAGTTTTTAACAGAGAAAAAGTAGACTTCACGAAAGAGAATATGTTCTTCGGGGCAGAACAGAACACACAGCGTTACGATACATTTAAGTTTCCTGTGTTTGATAAACTTAACCAAACTATGCTTGGTTACTTTTGGCGTCCTGAAGAAGTCAGTCTACAGAAAGATCGTGCAGATTATGCTAACTTCCGCCCTGAGCAGAAGCATATCTTTACCAGTAACCTAAAGTATCAAACACTGCTAGACAGTGTACAAGGACGTGGTCCATGTCTTGCTTTCTTGCCACATGTAAGTTTGCCTGAGCTAGAAGGATGTATTGTTACTTGGGACTTCTTTGAAACAATTCACTCACGTTCGTATACACATATTATGAAGAATGTGTATCCAGATCCAAGTGAAGTGTTTGACACTATCCTTGATGACGAAAAGATTATTGCTCGTGCGCAGAGTGTTACAAAATACTATGACGAGTTTAATGAAGCAGCAGATCTTTACTTCCATAACGGCAAAGGCAGTTTACGTGAAGTCAAGAAGAAGTTGTATCTTGCAATGATGACTGTAAACATTCTAGAAGGACTACGCTTCTATGTATCGTTTGCATGTACATTTGCGTTTGGCGAGCTTAAAATGATGGAAGGATCTGCAAAGATTATTTCATTGATTGCTCGTGACGAAGCACAGCACCTTGCACTAAGCACACACATTCTTAAGAATTGGGCTAATGGCAAAGACGATCCAGAGATGGTAGAAATTGCTAAAGAGTGCCAAGAAGAAGTGTATGACTTGTGGCGTGATTGTGTTGAAGAAGAAAAAGACTGGGCTAACTATCTATTCAAAGATGGTAGCATGATCGGTCTTAACGATAAACTATTGCATCAATACGTTGAGTATATTGCAAACCGTCGTCTAAAGGCGCTGGGCATGAACGCTATCTTTGATGCACCAGTGAACACTAACCCACTACCGTGGACTACACACTGGCTATCAAGTTCAGGCTTGCAGGTTGCACCTCAAGAGACTGAAGTAGAAAGCTATGTTATCGGTGGTATTAAACAAGACGTATCAACAGATTCATTAAAAGGCTTTTCACTATGACACAAATAGTTGTATGGTCAAAAGATAATTGTCCATTCTGTTCAAAGGCAATGACACTTTTAGACTCTATGAATATCAATTATGAAGTGCGTAAAGTAGGTACAGAATGGACTCGAGAAGAATTGCTCGAGAGTGTTCCTAACGCCCGAAGCGTACCGCAGATCTTAATTAACAACGAACTAATAGGCGGCTACAAAGAATTTGTAGCTTACATCGAAGACACAGGCTTTAACGGCACAGGACACTCACTATGATTATTCAAACACCTTACAAGGCAACAGACGCAGTTACTCTTAAACTAACATCAAGCGAAGAAATTATCGCACGATTTGTTGAAGAAGATGCAGATACTATTACAGTAACCAAACCAATGGCACTGATGATGGGACAAAGTGGTCCAGGACTAGGTCCATTCACATTTACTGTTAGCCCAGACGCAAAACTTAAACTAAACAAGAGTGCTGTCTTGTTTGTACATAAAAGCGACGAAGAAATGGGCAAACAGTATATTGAATCAACATCTGGCATATCAATGGTCTAAGGAGATCTAAATGGCAGTAGCATTACCAGCAGCGGCAACTGAAGCACAAGCAGGCTTACAAGCCGCAACAGAAACTATGGCAAAGAGTGCTAGCGACAATTGTAATATTGCCGGTACGCTATCTAGCTTTGTTGACGAAGCAACAGCAGAACTTGTTAAAGGCATGGAGACAGCAGCAAATGCAGTCTTAGCAGCAACAGCAGGAATCACTAAAGCAGTTAACGAAGCTCTAGCAAGTGTAGACGGAGTCCTTAATAGTATTAATGCCAAGATTGACGAGCTTACAGCATCAATTACAGCAGCAATTACTGGAGGCGAAACTCCTCAGTTTATTCTAGATTTACAAAATACATTGTCGTCACTAGAAGATAGTGCAAACGCAGCTCTTGGAGCAGTAGGCGATGCACTATCATCTGCTGCAAGTGCTGTAAGTAGTGCAGTATCAGCAGTAGGCGATGCATTAGAAAGTGTTGCAGCCGAACTTGGTAATGTTGTTAAGAAAGTTGGTCAAGTAGCGTGTGATGGCGTAACTGCCGCACTAGGTTCAGTTGGCGCTGGACTTACTCCAGATTTAGATGCAGTAGCAGGACCAGCTGCCGCTGCCGCAGAAGGCGCAGCCGCTGCCGCAGAAGGACTAGCATCAGGAGCGTTAAGTGAAGCAGAAGCAGCCGCTCAAACAGCCGCAACAGCAGTAGATCCAAGCGCACTTATTGCAGAAGCTGCAAGTGGACCAGCTGCTGCCGTAGCAGGCGCTGCCGCTGCCGCTGCCGCAGGTGCACAAGATGCAGTAACAGGTGCCGCGGATGCCGCAACTTCTGCACTAGCAACTCAATTAGAATCCCTCCAGGGATTAGTAGCATAAGATGCGAGGAATAGCACGAGTAGGTGATCGAACTCTAGGTACATGTTATCATCCGAGTCATCCGCCACGAAGAAACATGGGAGGGACTATCATTACCGGTAGTCCCAACCTACAAGATCAAAGCAAACCTGTGGCAAGACTAGACGACTGTGTAGAAACAGATTGCGGACATCGTGACTATATTAATAGTGCCAGCGGCACTATTGAAAACATTAAATTAATTGCTCGCTTGTCAGATACAGTAGGTCGAGAAGGCATCTATAAAGCTGATATTATTACAGCTTCGCCTATAACATTCGGCGATCCATAAACGGTTGACAAACATCTATCTTGATTGTATACTATAAGAGAACTAATAAGACAGGATAGAGAATGAAAAATAAATGTATTTTAACAGATTGCGATGGTGTACTTTTCGACTGGGAGTATGCATTTGATCAGTGGATGAAACGACACGGTTATCTAAAACATGCAGTTGGCGAATATTCAATTGCAAATATGTACGGGCTAGACAAACAAGAAGCTAATCGACTAGTACGCATGTTTAACGAAAGTGCTTGGATTCGTAAACTTCCTCCACTACGTGATGCTATTCACTATGTTAAGAAGCTACACGCAGAACATGGTTATGTGTTTCACGCTATTACTAGTTTGAGTAACGATGATTATTCACAACACTTGCGCACTAAGAACTTGCGTGAGATGTTTGGAGACAGTGTGTTTGAAAAGTACATTTATCTAGATACTGGTGCTGACAAAGATGAAGTGTTAGAACAGTATCGTGACACAGGATGTTATTGGGTTGAAGACAAGCCAGAAAACGCAGACTGTGGTACTAGTGTTGGACTTAATAGCATCCTTATCGATCATGAGCATAACAGAGATTATGCAGGATCGGCATTGCGAGTTAAAAACTGGAAAGAACTTTACTGTCATATCACAGGAGAGATTGTGTAATTGCAACTGAAACTTACGTTTAGAGACATTTACAATGTACTAGAACCATACACATTAGAATATGAAATTAGAGACTCTAAGTTAGGCAAAGTGTGGTGTGATCATTTAATTGAAAACTTTTTTTTAAATGATCACCCTGTTGAAAAAGTATACTGCCTTAAGGGCTGGCAACATACATGGGATTCTCAGTACAGCAGAAACTTAGACTTTTTGTGTAGCGAGCTAAACAAGCATATCAAGATCATTAACAAGGACATGCCTCAACACGGATATCCTTATATTGATCTTAAATTTAATGTTAAAAGTCTAAAGAAACGTGGTCGTGATTTATTAAACAAGATACATCACCACTTTGAACTACTAATAGGTCAACTGTGGGATCCTAGTGACTGGTATCCTCTAGCACAAGAAGAAACCCGTTACAGCATTCGTATGCTCAACAACTATTGTCACGAAATAGAATCTGTGCTAGATTCTATTGAAGATTTTAATCCAAGATTCTCTGTTGGACTAAACGGTATTGATAGTAGAGGCAGGTACTTTACAAATAAAAAGATGTCAGAGCTAACGCTAGAAGAATATCAAGACTTTTCAGAAACTCGAGAGTCTGGTACATTGTTGTTATACTATGCACAGCTTGGTAAATCTCATCGAGAAGTGTTTAACGACAAAGACGAAGAAATTGATAAAAAGAACATCAGTGGTATACGATACGTAACGGGCGAGTTTATTGGTAACTTTGAAAGTGGTGAGTCTTTTAGAGAACATGAAGAATATGTCAAATGGCTTCAAGCAAATGACTTTGATATTAACGACCCTACTCTAGCACTAGAATGGGGTGTTGTCGCAGACTTAATAAATGATGTTGATTTAGAAGAATTAATTAAGCGTGATGACTTCTATCAAATGACACTAATAAATAATGGACAAGTGTTACATAATAAAACATTTGACTACACTTGGAGGAATCAATTCAAGTGGGAACAAGATAACTATAATCAGGAAGTAAAATGAATGTAAGTAAGGGCGACAAAGCAGTAATTGTATTTTCAATAAACAAAGAAAACATTGGTCGTATTGTAAAAGTAGCCGAGTATATCGGTAAGTTTGAAAAAGGTTCAATCTTTCAGTTTAGAGGACAGCCTTGTCAGGCATTAGTGCATGATCATTATTGGTGGATTGAAGCAGAAGATTTAGCTATTGGACTAGGTCCATCGCCCCGTGCTTATATTGCAGACAGTTGGCTACGTAAGATTGAGCCACCTAAGAAGAAACTTACTAAAGAACAAATGGAAGATGACAAGTTTTTTATGGATATGATTTTAGGTTGACAAACTTTAAAAAGTAGTGTATAAATATACTGTAACGTTGAAGCAATTCAAACGACATTCTGGACCCGGGGGCGGTACCCGGCGACTCCACCATAGCTACATTAGCGTCTTTTGAGAGTAATAGGTCTCTGGGACAGTCTTAGGATCCTCCCTTTGTTCTCGCTAGT